CTTACATTTATTGCCGATAATCTTGATGCTACCGGCGCAGCTGCTTTTGCTGTTACAAATCCTAGTAATTATATTATAGATGTCGAAGTTACAAATGGAGGATGGGAATATCCTTCAAATACACAAGTTCAATTAGATTATACTTTTGGCGGATATTCACAAATTTTAAGTGCTTCTGAAGTTTCTATAGGATTTAAGGATGTTTCGATTTTTAATCCAGCCCCTGCAAGTTCCCAAGCAATTGAAAGTGTAGTGATCACTTTAACACCTGATGTTTCTTTTCTTTATCCGGCAGTTACTTATAGTTCTGCTATATTTTTACAACCTATTTCTCAAGGGCTTGTCGAAACTGAGCACTTAACGATTATCGAAGAATCTTCAACAGGAGCTTTAATTAGGCCTTATGATCCTATTAACCCCTATTTAATCTTTAGATTTACTGATGGAGATCCTGAAATTAAATTATTTGAAATTGATGAAGAAAATCAGCTTGTGGAATGGGCTGATGAGATCATAATTGATACAACTGAATATGCGGAAAAAACAGGATTAATGATTAATGTTGGATTCCGTGCAGAAACAGAAGGGGTTTTTGAAAGAAGACTTAGGGTATTCCATAAAGTAGGAAATACGGAATACCTTATTTATGAAATATTGGTTAATGCTGAATCGGTTGGACCCGATGAAAGATTTGATACTCTTATAACTAATTTTGGATTACCAAGTCCTAAAGCTAATCATACTCTTTTTAAAGAAGCAGATATAAATGAGGATCTTCCTGACTGGAAGCTTTTGAATTATAAAGCAAAACACATTATCCTGGAACATGATAAAATCATGCCTTATATTGGAACTTATAAAGGTCTTATCAATGCAATAAAATGGCTTGGATATGAAGATATTCAGGTTAAAGAGTGGTTTAAAAATGTTAAAGATGGAAAAAATCTTTCCCTTACGGTTCCCTATGATGCTGCTGATAGAACAAAAACTCTTCTTTATTTTTCTCCAGATGAAAGAAGAAATTTAAAGAAATTAAATCAACTGTCGCTTGTTTACTGTTTAACTAGGGAAACAGGACAAATTGATGAATGGGGTAATCCTATTGTTGAGGAATGCTACAACTATAATATTAATGAAATCTTTATCAAATTATATGCTCTTAAGCAATGGCTTGAAAGATGGATTATTGGTGTAAATGCTAGGATTACAGATATTACAGGCGAGGGAGTTTATTTTGAAAGATTTAGAAACGTTGTTTATGGAACTAATACAATAGGGTCTGAAGCTATTTTTGAGCAATCTATTTCTCCAGACACCCTAGATGAAAGTTCAGAATTAATCCGAGGAGATGCAAGTATTAGATTAACTTTGGAGGAATTGAAAAAAATGCCAATCGAGGCACTACAAGTAAGATTCAAAGATTTATTGAAATATTGTTGGGATCCTTCAAATGGGCAATTTTCTTTGGTGGATGCGTCTTTATATTGGTATGACCCATCTACAGTTCTCGTAGGATCGACATTCCAATTTCCTTTTATTGATTTATTTGATATTCAATGGAGAGCTTCTGTAGAAAAAACTGATGCAGGAACTATTATAGACAAATTAGTAACAAAACCATTATTCGTTTATGAAAATGATCTTCGTTTTTATAATATTTTGGATTCCTCTTCTCAATTTTATGACGTTTCATCGAATTTAAATATACTTCTTGAAAATGCTATTTTAAGGGACCCTTCTAATGATGATTGGACTTCTTCTAAAGCTTATGAAATTTATCCAGACCCATCTGGATTAGGATATTATTGGATGGAAAGTTCATCCGGATTAGATATTTACCAATTTAATTCCTACGTTAATTTAATCCCGGATACAGGCTCGGTTCTTCTTTATGAATTTGATTCAAATTATAGAGTTCCCCTTTTAAGTTTTCAGAATTATAAATTTACCGATGCCTCCGGAATTGTTACATCTCTCCCAAAGAAATATTTCTTAGATATTCTTGATGGAAAAATAGTAATGGATTCTAGTATACAGGGATCAAAACCTTGGGTTTCCGACCCAAGCTCTGGAAATATTATTTCTGTTGAATATAATCTAAATTGGAATTATGATACTAGTTTAGATGAACAAATGATCACTGTAAATGTTGTTTATAATTCTTCAAGAATGCCCTTAGCGGTTTATGATCCCTCAATTTACTATTCCATTTATGGCTCGGATCCTTATCCTGCAAGAGTAATAGATAACAGTATTTATATTATGACTGTCAATCATACTGGGGATTTTTATATAGAAGTATTTGCATGGGACGGTTTTAACAACATATATTCCAATAAAATGGAATCCTTGTATCCTGTCTGGACTAAGTTCCCAAGAATTTATGTTCTTACAGATAATTCGCTATATTCCGCAACAGATGTTAGTAGCATGTCTGTTTTAGAAGCTAGCACACTTATATCAGAAAATCCTTATCCTTTATTCGATAGATATATTCCTCTTCAAGGACTTTCATTACAATTTGATGCTTCTGGTACTCCTTATATTGAAATTCCTTCCATCACATATTTCCAGGATGTAATGGAACCGGATTCTCTCAACCGATTTTTTAATTTAACAGAGAGAGTTATATCTATGAGTAATCCTACAATTACAGTGGATCCAGATTATCAGAAATTTTATGATGAAGACGATATAAGAATAATTCAATTTGATAAAGGGAAATATTCTTTAATAAGAGAAGTTAGCGCTCATATAGATTCTATTTCGGGAAACGATTTAACCATTTCTCCTTGGCCTGTTGATATTTCTATTAGTGGTTCTGCAGAAGTATATGTTTTAAATGACACATACAGAACGACTGTAAATGCTGCTAATATAGGGGATAATCTTGTACTTGATGTAAGCGGATACCAATTTGAAGTGGGCCAGCTAGCAGGGGTTATTGTTTTTGATGGTAGTACCGGATATTCTTGGGGTTCATCATATAGAGTTACAAATGTTGATGGATCTACTCATACTTTTGATCAAACTATTCCTCAGTTCTTTATAAATAATCCTGGGAAATATTCAATCAAAGTAAAACATGCATTTTCCTCATATTCTGATATGACAATTCCTACAGATTATGCTGTAGAACAATTTAATACTTTTAAATTATATTTAAAGGATTCATATTGTCAAGAATATTTCCTAGACAATACATTTGTAGTAATCAATGTTCTTTTTGATCAGGATTATGTAAATCAGCAATGGTATAATGCTTCTGATAACTTAATCAATTCGGAATTCTATTATCATTGTAAACCGATAGAAGTAGATTCAAGTACTTTAGTCATATTTAAAGCAGTTTATGATCCTAGCAATTATATGCTTGATCAAAGAAATATTTGGACTGTAAAAGAACACAACGAATCTAATATCCTATTTAGAGTATTTAATGAAAGCGTTCCCTTTATATTTGATCAGATAGGAACTTACGATATTCAAGTAGAATCGTATGATAAATATGGAAACTTAAAAACTCAGGTTTGGGAAGGTTTGGTAACGGTTGTATGAAAGAGGTTTTAATAGTTGTAGATGTTCAGGTTCATTTTAAATCCGTTACAGATGAATATGTAGATGGAATATTTGAATTATGCAAGACTTTTGATGAAGTCTACCAAATTTGGGATGCAGTGGATGTAAATACCCCGGATTTTAAATTTCCAAATCAAAAAGATGTAATTAGAAAAGAATATGGCGGGATATTAGAGGAAGATGATATTGATCATTATGATTTTTCTGAAAAAGATAAGCTTTATTTAAAGAAAGCATTTGAAGAAGAGGATTTCCAGAGGGGGGATTTATTTGTAGCTGGAAAAGAACCAAAACGTCAATGGTTTTTATTTGTGGATGGAAATCATCCATGGTTTATATTTGAAGAAAAACTATTTGGTCTTTTTGAAAAACTAAAATTGGAAGGCAAAAGAGCTATATTATGCGGAGGAGCGAGAATGGAATGTTTATATGATATAGAAGTTCTTACTGATGCAGTAGGATTAGATTCAACAATATTAGGAACTCATGTCTATAGTTAGAGAAAGTATAAATTTTGAAAGAGGATTAGATCCCAAACATTCTATGAAGATAGGGAAGAAAGCACTTATCATTAAGTGGTTTTCTAATTTAGATATAGACGAAAGTAGATATGAGATTCTTCCTGATCTTTCTATTAAAGTAAATGGGAATTTAGATTTAAGTAACACTCAAATAACTTCTCTTCCTGATAATCTTTCTGTAGGGAGGAATTTGAATTTAAGCAATACTCAAATAACTTCTCTTCCTGATAATCTTACTATAGGAGGGGATTTATATTTAAGTAACACTCAAATAACTTCTCTTCCAGATAATCTTTCTGTAGGGAGGAATTTGAATTTAAGCAATACTCAAATAACTTCTCTTCCTGATAATCTTACTGTAGAGGGATGGTTAGATTTAAGAAACACTCAAATAACTTCTCTTCCTGATAATCTTACTATAGGAGGGGATTTATATTTAAGAAACACTCAAATAACTTCTCTTCCAGATAATCTTTCTGTAGGAGGGGGTTTAGATTTAAGTAACACTCAAATAACTTCTCTTCCTGATAATCTTACTATAGGAGGGGATTTATATTTAAGAAACACTCAAATAACTTCTCTTCCAGATAATCTTTCTGTAGGAGGGGGTTTATATTTAAATAACACCCCAATAACTTCTCTTCCTGATAATCTTACTATAGGAGGGGATTTATATTTAAGAAACACTCAAATAACTTCTCTTCCAGATAATCTTTCTGTAGGAGGGGGTTTATATTTAAATAACACCCCAATAACTTCTCTTCCTGATAATCTTTCTGTAGGAGGGGGTTTATATTTAAGTAACACCCCAATAACTTCTCTTCCTCCTTCTTTAAAAGTAAAAGGAAAAATCGTAGGATTTAAAGAAGGGATAGTAAAAGAAAGTCTAAATTTTGAACGTGGTTTGGATCCAAAGAAAGCAATGGGGCTAGGATCCAAAATGCTCCAAATGATTAAAGACCTTCATAATGAATTTCAAACTACAATGTGGAATTTATTTGGAAGACCAGAAGATCGAGCAGGATTTGCATTAAAAGGAACTCTTATGCAAATTTATTTTGATAAAGAAGATCCTTCAAAAGCTTTTACCAAAAATTGCCGAAAGATGAATTGTACGGTGGACCAAATAGATCTAATCCAAACTATATTACAAAACGAATTTGATTTAGAAGTTAAATACCTTGGAGATGGAAGATAGATTTCATAAGGAAAATAAAGAAATTTCCCCTCAGTCGGTTGACCCCTTAAATACTTTTTTATTAATAGATTCTAAAGCTTGGAGAAAACCCGGAATTATATCTGTCGAAAAATTAGGAAATGTTTTTCAAATTCAGATTGATGAAGATATATTAAAGAAAAATGTAACAGCTGTTGCTTTTTCTAATCAAGATGAAATGCCGGAATTACCGCCTGATACTTTAGCCGTAAATCCTCAAACTCATATATGTGTTGATGAAAATTATCTTTATGTTTGGGTTCCTCAGTCAAAAAGATGGAAAAGATTACCTCTTTCTATTTGGTAATTAAATATGCAAAACCCATCTGGATTTGTTCTTTCGTCCTCTGTATTCTAAATCAAAGTTGGAAAATCCTTTTAGGCAGAGGATGTAGATGTTTTAGTATTTCCTGAACTCCTTCTTCAGCAGATTGAACAATTCTTTCTTTAACAACAACTCCATTAATTACATACCCATAGGTAAAATATTCTTGAGGATTTTTAAGAAATCTTATAAAAAAATATTCCACTCTAAAAAACTTCTTATATTGATCGCTAGTTTCATATTTTCCTTCAATATATTTTTGTCTTTTATTAGACTTTATTTGATATTTCCCCCCTCTTAATTCAACTAGATTATCCAAAGCTTTTCGTATACTTCTTTCGCCATATTGACCTATTTTCATAGAATCCATTGGATCCTTTCCTCTCTGAAAATGCTGTGCTTCATCTAGATCATTAAGAATGCTCAATCTTTCCTCAAATTCTTTTGGAGTCCCCCATAGAAAATAATCATTGCTAGATCTCCATTTAAATGAATTTGATGGGAGATGAGCAGCATAAGCTGTTATTCCAATACATCCATCGGGATAAGCTTCAGGCGGGGTTTCTATTTGTAAATAAATCTCGGATTGATCGGAATTTGTAAATTCTCGATATTTAGAATTATCATTAAAATGGTTTCCGTGGTCAACAGTAAAATCCCTTTTTACTTTTAGAAAATCCCCCCTTTGAAGACCCATCCATTTACCGGTAAGACCGATATTCAAGTTCTTCAAAGGATCCTTTCCTATATGAAAATTTATATTTTCTCTAACTACCCTCATCTATATCTTAAATTTTCCCAATCAATAAATGCTTCCCAAAAATCTTCTTCATTTTTATCTTTGATACGATATTCATTTTCCTTATACCATTTATATAGCTTATCTGCTAATTCGGGAATTATTTGTTCTTCATTTTCGGGATCTGTAATAATTTCTTCAAACCCTGTGATTTCAAATAAGTTATCTCTAACATATTCCCCAGCTTCTAGACTATCCTCAAAAGATCTTGAAGCTTTTCCGATTCTCATAGATTTCTTAGGATCCTGTCCTCTTTCAAAATCAATATACTCCTTAACAATTCCCATATTATTTTTACTTATATGTGTACCCTGGTAAACTTCCGCCATAAACACGGATCAGTTCTTTCATTTCTTTTACAGGAACATAGTCTACCATAATCCATTGGCCCATTTTTTGCCAGGTTTGATCATGTCTAAAATCCCTATAATCTTTTAATTTTGCAAGGGGTTTATCACCTGAAGTAAATACAACTTTGAAATTTCCGCTATGATCTTTCCATATTTCTGCAGTTCCATCATAAGTATCATAGACATTAAAATATTGGGATTCACCGGTTCCAAAATTAACTCTCCCCAGCGGCAGGATAGAAGCATCGGAAAGTCTTTTTCCCCCAACTTCTGGAGGAGTAGAAAATCTTCCAATACCCATAGATTTAAAAACATCTCCACGATCTCTTATAAAACCACCACCGCCTGTTTTAGCTTGCCCTATTTCGGGAGCTGCCGCCCCTAATCTTTCGGATGGAAGAAGATATTGTGTTTTAAATTTTCTTTCGATTTTTTGTCCTTTTTCTACGGGCCCTGTAACCGGAGCAAGAACTTGTTTAGAAGCTTTTCCAACAACATGAGATCCACCTAATTCGACAGCTCGATCATGGAATATCTGAGAAATATCGCTCCCAACGCCAAATACTTTTTCTGCTGCTTCGGCTCGTGCCTGTGCTTTACCAGCATCTTGAATAATTTTAGCTTGTGTTGTAGCTAAGGAAATTTCCTTATCATGATCACCATTAGCCTTGGTTTTTATATCCTCCATTCTCACATAATCTTTCTGCCCGTATCCCTCATTAACAAATTTTGCTCTCATTTTTATCGATTTTTTTATTCCACGGGATTTTCCCATACATAGGATTATTTTTTCCTATTTTAGATTTTCCCATTTTATCTTTAGTTTCTTTTGATCTTTTTATTCCTTCTAATTTTTTACTTATGTTATGTTTTGTTTTTTCATCATGATGTTTATCTTTCATACCATTGGATTTCCCGATCAATCCCAATCCAATATTTTTCTTATGACTGTCCGATAATTTTCTTCCCCTTTGAGTTTCACTTAATTTTTCTTTGGAATTTTCCTTCCATAATAATCCTAACGCCCCATCCCCTCCTTCGGTCATATTATATCCATCCAAAAAAGTATTTGATTTTGCAATCCAATACATTTCTCGATTGCATAGGATTTCTTTTAAATCCTTTTTACATTCTGCATCATGTTTTTCAATTATCTCCCATATAATATTATTCCATCCATATTTTCTAATAGCATTATAAAACTTATTCTTGGTTCCTGCATTTACATGGCATTTATGGGTTCTTTTTCGGTTTTCCAAATTTAAAGAAAACCCATAATATTTTTTATTAGATGGTAAAGTAGCACAATATATTATCCCCGAAACCATTTCGTTGTTTTAATATTTATTTCCATTTTAACAAATTGTGCTCTCATATTTTTTTAAAATTTTCTTGCTAGATTGGGATCGTTTTTAAGATTTGTCTTAATTATTGTGCGAATATCTTCTGGAGACAAACCATATTCTAATGAAAGTTTATCAATAATCTTTTTTGGTGCTCTTTCTCCAAAAGGCCCTCTAAGCTGATTATATAAATCATAGGTATCTTGCATTATTTTCCTGTTTCTTCTTTCTATTCTTTCTTTTGTTTTTTTGTATTGGCCTGCTAATTCTTCCTCATATTTTGTGGATCTTTCTGTTCCTGCATCCATATTTACAGCTTCTGCGGCTAACGCATATACTTCCCCTGCTCGGCCCTCTTTTTCCATTTTATCAAATTCATCGAATGCGTTTATTATTTTTTCATATAAATCATTCCCATGAATTCCTTCACGATTTCCTTGCATTAAAAGTCTAAATTTTGATATTGTGTAACTCACTGTGCGAGGTTTAAGATCTAATACATCCCCTAATCTTGGAATAGATAATTTTTTAAAATCTGTGCTTTCCTCCTTATTAATTTTTATAGCATTACGTGTCAGAGCAGTATCCCCCCTGCCACGGGTATCCTCGGATCTTCCCATAGCATCTTTAGCAGCTAAATACATTGCAGCTAATTGTTGTTTAGTTAAAACATCCTGTCCTTTTGTTATAGCAGCTTTTTCTCCAGCGGAATATTCAGGAGCTTCTATATCAATTCCGTATAATTCTTCTAATGATTCGCAAACAAGTTTCATGGAACAATTTTATTATATTTATCTACTAAAAATATATAATAAAAATTCCAATGGATGAAGTTTTATACATTTGAGAAAAATTCCATCTCCTATAAAAGATTTAGGTTTTTTAGAGGAAAGTTTCTAATTCCTTTTTTTCTAATACAAGTTGTTATTTCATCTATTTTTGTTTTTATTATTTCTACTTATTATGATACTCCAGATGAGAAAAAATTAAGGAAAGATTTGGTATATCTGGTTGAGGAATTTAATAATATAAATAAAAGAATTATAGAAGCTGAAACGACTCTTGGAATGATAAAAGAACATGATAGTATAATTTATCAATCTATCTTTGATATAAATCAGGAACCGCGAAAACAAATGGGGCTGGAATTTGATGATACAAGCCCAAACTTTTATATGTCTGTCGTTCAGGAAACTAATAATAGAATAAGTATATTAAACGACAAGATGGCCAAGGAATTATACCAGCTTGATGGACTTGTAGATTTAGCACATTCTCATCAAGAGATGCTTTTGCACATCCCAGCTATTCAGCCAATCGAAAATAAAAACTTAAAAAGAATTGCGTCTGGATGGGGTATGAGAATTCATCCTATTTATGGAATACCCAAATTTCATTATGGATTAGATTTTACAGCTCCTCTCGGAACCCCAGTATATGCTACGGGGGATGGTGTTGTCCAAATAATCATTAAGGATTCGGATAAAAGATCTCAGGGGTATGGTAACTTAATTATAATTGATCACGGATACGGTTACAAAACTTTATATTCCCATCTTCAAAAATTTAAATCCAAGCCTGGCGAAAAAGTAACAAGAGGCGAAATTATTGCTTATGTTGGAAGTACTGGATTATCAACAGGCCCCCATTTACATTACGAAGTTATTAAAGATAATAAAAAAGTGGATCCCATTTATTATCTTTTTGGAAGTTTAACTCCGGAAGAATATCAAAAAGTAATTGAATTATCCAATAGGATTCAAAAAGCATACGATTAAAGAGGCAGCGGAGGAAATCCAGGAAATCCATAGGTTTTTGCTCCTGTTGGAGCCCATTCCTTTAATAGGAAAGTCATCCATGGTAGATTACTTGGCTTTAAATTCTCATATTTTGGAAAAGGATCGCTTTTAATTATAGTAGGCATAGCTGCTTTCAAAGCTGTTTTATATCCTTTGAAATTATTAAATGTTTTGGATAAAATAGAACCATAATTGGTTTTCATTAAGTCCTCATTTTTAGGCTCGAATTTTTCTATAATTTTATTTAAAGGACCATAATTTATATTCTGGTCAATATCCGTAGCCATATTAATAATAGGTTTTGGATTTTTTACCGTAAATGCAAAATTAGCTGTCTCCGGTTTTGTTGCAATAGGAAGGGGAGCTAAAAACTTATCAATTCCAGCTATTAATAAATCTAGCTTATCAAATTGAGATAATATTTTTTCTTCTGTGTTTTGTAAAGCCTGTATCTTAGCATCCTGATTTTTTGCAATAGGAGCTCCGTCATAAGCATCCTTAATGATCTTATATTTAATCTCTGATTGCATTTTATCTTTCTTAGAGGTTAAAATCAATTCGTCTAAGACTACCACTTTCTCGGCCCATTTTGCTAGATCCGTTGTATATCTAGGAATATCGATTTTTCTTTCTACCGAATAATCCCTTCGAGGCTTTTGTTCCCTAAGAGTTCTTTTTTGATTTTGCAAATCAGATAATTGTTCTTGAAGAAATTTTATGTCTTCTTTTACTTTATCCAAATAAGTTTTTAATCTTTCTTTTTTAAATTCCTTTAATTGATTAGAAAGTTCTTTTTTTAAAGCTTCCACTTCTTTTTTAACTAAAGTTGCCGGATCTGCTAAAGGAACATGATGTTCAGTAGACCAGTTAACAAAGAGAGCCCAGGGGAAAGGATAAATACCCGTAATTGTAAGCCCAACAACAATAAATCCCCAGTTTACTTCAAAAGCTTTTATTGGAATATAAACGGTTGGAAAAGGAATAGGCCCAATTGGAGGGGGAATTCCTGTTGACCAACTTGTAGCTGGGTTTGCAACACTTGCAAGAGTAGCAAATGAACAATATCTTAGCCAATAAGAAATATCGCCATATCCTTTTTTACTTTTAGGAGAAAGATATGGGTCATCCTCTTCTGGGGGTTCACATGCAGCTTCTCCAATTGAATAATATCTATATTGTTCGTCATTTATAACTATAATCGAATACGTAGTAAAAGTACGAGCAATATCATCTAATTCCTTTTGATAACCTTCAATTTCCCCGGGGAGAGTATCATATCTTTTCCATAGAGAAGCGAAGAATTGTTCAATCCATATTCCTTCTAATTCTGTTTCGGTCCATTTTGTTTTTTCCGTTGAGTATTTTGTTTCGATAAGTTTATCGATCTCAATGCTAAAATTAAATAGGAATAAAATAAATTCACGTAATGAGGTTTTCTCAGTGTCATTTAGTTTTTTGTTATTTTTTTGTAAATCTTTTAAATAGTCCTCAGCGGCTGTAAAACGCTGTCCTATTTGGGCATTAGATTCGTCCCATTTTTGTCTTAATATCTTATAAAAATCCGGGGTAACTGAAAAGAAGGTTCCCTGAGCAAGATCCTTACAATAGTTATTGATTTTTGATTTTATTTTATCTACACTATATTTGTCTGTAAAATACCTTTCTCTTAGGAATTCAGATATTTTATTAATCATAGTGGTTGCAATAGTATTCTTATCAAAATAAGCCATTAATTTTTGGGATAGCCAAAAGTAATATTCTATAAGCTCGAATTCTTTTTCATCTGGCTTAGTTACTTTGGATTCATTTACCCCTTGTACAGCATCGGCCTTTAATTGTTTAAAAAGAATCTCTTCACTCTGATTCATTTCAACTCGAATATCGTCCATCTTTTCAGCCTCGGCTTTGGCTTTTACTTTACTGTCTTTGGCTATATCTTTATTTCTTTTATCCCAATCTTTCTTTTGTTTTTCAAAATCACTTTGTATTCCATCCCACCTTTTCTTTACCCCGCCTGTTTTATAAAAGAGTAATAATGATTCTTGAATAGAAAGGCTCCCATCGATAAGAGGCGAAAATTTTAACATTACAGGATACCAGGAAGGAATATAAAAATCAATTAAAAAGAATTTAGTATCGTTTAATTCTTTATAGGCATCATTCATTTTTGTAATTACCTCTTCCAAATATGTCTGATCGGGATCCGAAATATTTTCAACATAAATTTTATTAGGTTCTACTTTTTCTACAACCCCATTCACAGTAGGATAAACCTTATCCCCATCATAAGTAGCCATTGGAACATTTACTCTAAGTGTATCCCCGGCTTTAACCAAAATATTAAAGTTAACTGAAGAAGTATTTTCATAAAGAGCTTTGGTCGCAATATCTGGTTGCGATCCCTCGGTAATTGAAGAATCCTGTCCTAAAGGTATTTCACAAGAAAGATCTGATAATTCAATGGGAATATGAGGCACTAAATTATCATCTAAATCAACGGGGCAGGTGGTCAAATTTTCATTTAAAGGGACTGGAACAATTTCAGGTATTTCCGGCTCTGTTACCATTTCGCATAATTGAGCAGAGTGTATTTCCCGGAATGATTCAAGGGACTTACTCTGTAAAAGTTTTCGATTTCTTAAATAAACGGCCGAAGCTAATAAGCTTCCAACTATAATTGCATCTAAAGATTTTAAAGATTTAAGAATAGATTCAATTTGTTTTCTTTCTTTTTCAGATATAGATTTTGCAGCTTCTTTTACTCCCTTAACAGCATTTTTTTCATCTTGTATTCTTTGTTTTAATATAGATGAAATAATGCGGATAAGTCTTTGAAGATATTTTCCTCTATATGGTGAAGGATCTTCATTTTGAGACAAAAATTCTTTTATCTTTAATCCAATTACATAAACCATAAATGCCCAGGGAGCTACCTCAGTTATTTTTGAAATAGCATTTGCCATTTCTGTGCTCTTTTTATAATTGGAGGTTTTTCTATCAAATTCATCAGAATTATTGAACAAGTTTATATAATCTTCCCCGGATAAATTTTTTCCATCTAGGGATTTTAGGAAATTTTCAAAATCTTGTTCATAATAATTTGGATTTTCGCATAGAAGAAGTATTTCATTAAGATAGGATTCTTCTACATCCTGCCCAATTAAACCCCATAGCTTTTGAAGATCCCTATTATTTTTTACATAGGATAAAGCCTCATCATCAGTGAATTTTTTACTTATAACATCTTTTAATTGGGAAAGTAGAATATTTAGTAAAGAAAAAGCAGCAGTTTTTAAAGCGAGAAGAGTAGCGGGTTTTTTAAGGAACCCTTTATATTTCTCGATTTCCAAAGTTAGTTTTCCAAAGGCAGCTTTTATTAATTTATCTTTAAGACTCATAAACTGACAATTTCAAAATGTTGCCATAATTCTTGTGGATTACAGATAAAATATGTATTGTCAAATGATACCTTTATTTCCCCCCACCCCGGAGCATTAAAATCTATATCTATAATTTGAATTTCTTCTCCCTTTTCTATAATCCAATCCTTTTTTCTTATATCGGATTCCTGGTATCTAAATTGATGCAGTTTGCTAGATATTGCATATTTTGATCTAGATCTTATTATACTCCGGGGTTTTAATTCCGTCATTCTAATTATTTCTAAGGAACTTGTCCACTCTGGCCATTTATTTTTAAAATCATACCAATCAGTTGAATCCTTGCCAAAATGAATTGGATAACCATTAACTACGATGCTAAATTGATATTTTTCAATTCCATACCAATTCATAAAATATAAATTAACTCGCGTTTGCCTATCTTTAGATCCCCCTGGTTTTTTCCATTCTTCTAAACTTCTCATATAATGGCTTTGACTACCCATATCCGCTGGTCCTGTTTTAATAAGCCCCATGGGTTTAAGCTCTTTATCTACAGCATTTATCATTTTGAATTCCTCATTACCTATCCCCATAGATTCCTTGGGATCTTCAAATCTTTTAAAGTTAAGGGTTTCATATATTTTTAAAGCCTTCATTCAAGACCCATTAATTTAGTATATTTACGAACAATTAATTCAAAGGGAAATAATTCTTCCCTACTCATATTTTTAAAATTATTTTGAATATTCCCCCATCCAAAATAATTAGTATTTGGAATAGCTTCTAAAGCTTCTTTACTAAAGGGAATTTGAAATTCCAAATATTTACCTGTTTGAACTAACTCCTGAATATTATGATAATCTTTTTTTAACTTTTCAATAGGACGAATACTTCCAATTCTTAATTTTTCCTTATCCAATCCTCTTTCAAAATTGGCAGATTCAATAATATACCCTTGATTATCAAAACATGCTCTAAATGCCGATTTATATTGTGTTTTTATAACTAGAACCCATTTATTTTGAGATGTTGATTTATATTTTCTAGGTTTTGCCTTTATATAAATCCGTTCAAAATATTCCGGGGATAAACAGCTCTCAATAAAATCCTCAAAATTAGGAGTTCCATAATCAGAAATTTCTAGCCAAAGATCATTTCTATTACCCGCTAAATTAATTGTAGAAATTCTTGAAGAAAAATTTCGGGAACTCTGTAATAAACAATTCATTCCTTCTTTTACTTTGGCTTTTACGCCTATTTGCATAGATTTCTTAGGATCAATGCCTCTTTCAAAATTAACAGATTCTTTTAACCCAGGTTTTTTTCCAAGAAGCTCTGCAGAAGGTAATTTTATTTCCGAAAAGAACACATCAACATCACCGTCCCCCATAATATCACAATTATAAGCGTAATTATATTTAGGATTTTTTAAGTAACTTTTCACATATTCTCTCATTTCCTTTTTCATATCCGATGGAAAATGATCCCCAAAAAGATATTCAAAAGGTTCAAGTAAATCATAAGTTCGTTTTGCTCTTTCTAAATATTCATTAAAGCTTAGAGAATCCCCATAAACATCTTCAAAAAATCTCGGATTGGCATGTCCTTTTCCATCTCCATCATTTGTATAGATTTTAAGGAATTCCAGATCACTACTTGTAATTTTATTAATCCTAGCATTTATTCCAATATCCATAGATTGTTTAGGATCCATTCCCCTTTCAAAATTTAATCTTTCATGAACTTTTGAGGCTGGCCCATCAAAGACATTATATTTCTTATCAACGGCTTCCCATTTTTCAATGTATTCCTTTATATGATTTAATTCCATAAGGGAAGCATCCTCGAATTTTTTCATATCCCAACCCCATGGATGAGGATGTCTTCGAGTAATAAAAGGAGCTAATACAGAGCTTCCCGTCCATTTTATAGGATCTTGCTCTATAATCCAATCTATTAAAGCCTCTCTTCTTTCCTCGATCCTTCCTATTTCCATAGAATCCCTTGGGTCCATCCCCCTATTAAATTCTAATCCTTCCTTCATATTTGGAAACATTTTTGATTTAATTTCTTTCATTTCTCTGAAAAGTTTTTTCCATCCGGATTCGGTAAGATCCTTTAAAGATTTAGAATTCCAGATAACTTGACCCTCTGGAATTCCTTCAACAAATTTTACTTGAGTAACTAACCATCCTAGAGAAGTTTTTTGAGCTATATCAGGACCTATTTCCATAACTTGCTCTTTTATTCTTTCCAAAACGCGTCCTATCTCTAAAGAATCCAGCGGATTTTCTTGACTGCGGACAAAATCGATGGATTCTGTTAGGGATAAAGATTTACCATTGAGAATAGGATAAATTCCAATAGCTTCTTTTATTTTCCAAATTTTGCTTTTATTTAAGAATCTTTTTATAAGCAGCTCCTCTTCTTTATTTGGGAATCTTGTTTTGGTGTCAATAGAAACCATATTCCCTTTATTATAATCATCCATTGCAAAGCGAGATGACCCGTAAGTTTTTACTTCCCCTTTAGTATTGATATATCCTAAAGTAGCTACTTCATAATATTGTTCTCCAGCATAATCCGGCGGAGTTATTCTTTTAAATACCATAATTGTTTGATGAGGAGTGTATCCATTATCGGGGCGGAGCAAAATTTCGCCAGGACGAAAATGTCCTCTTAAATCTCTTTTAATTTGCTCTGGTGTTTTTCCTCTTTCAAAATCTAAGCTTTCATCAATCTCTTCATCCTCAAATTCTTCTTCTTCTATTTGCTTTTGATACATATCCCATAAATATTCTGCAGCATCGGCAATATCAATTAAAGCATAATCTTGATCTATTTCCTCATAAATCTTATCGGGGTTTAAAGAAGTAATTTTCCAATTCTCATTATCAATATATTCTGCATCGATACGAGGATTTGAAACTTTCATTTTTCTTAAAATTTCGCCATTGTTCAAATCGATCATATAAAGAATGGAAACTTCAAAATCTTCCATGATATACACAAATTCCCAATCATATTTTGGATGCCCTGCTGGATTATGAAAATTTTCTGGGGACACTTCATACTTCTGTTCAAGATCTAAAACTTCCCCTCTTCGAGTAAGTTCAAATGGGGATTCCTCGAATTTCTCAATTATTTGAGGAATTAAATGATGAACCCCAATACGAAGACTCTTTTTTGGATTTTGCCCTCTTTCAAATTCTATGTATTCTTTAATTATCATTTTGAGATTAAAACATTATTTGAAATAGCTGCTTGTTTAGCTTGCTGAACCAATCCTGTATTTACCCCTGGAGTTGCAGGCATTTTTGCATCCAAAGCAGTAGCCATAGTTTGTAATAATGGAAATAAAACTTCTCCTAAAACAGCATGATAATAAGGACCTGGACCTAACTTGGTTGCCTGATTGCCACTTGCTACAACTTCGTCAGCATTTATACTAACTTTAGCTGCAGCAGAAACATTAACTTCATTTTTAGTAACGATATTAAGCTTATCCCCATCTAACTGTATTAAAGATTCTTGATTTGCATGTTCAATTGTAATCATACTATCAGGCGAAATTTGAATAAAACTTCCGCGATAATACATTTGCATTCCACTATTTCTTTGATATATGATAGTTAATTCTTCATCGGGATCGTAGAGTAATACATGAGTTCCATCATAGTCATCTTTAATCCTTTCAATTAATTGGGTATCAATATTTTGAATAGTAGTATATTCAGGGGAATAAATATCACCATTATTAAACTGAACACGAACTATTTGTCCAATTTTAGGAATAGAAATAGATCCAGCTCCATCACTAGCAAAAACAGTTGAATTAATTGGGACTGCCCAAGGAAGATCTTTGGAACTTAAGTGATCCATTAACCTATAAACACGAACTTGGCACCTACCAGAAAAAGTCGGGTCAATATTGTTCGAGATAACGCCTAACCAGTCGTTATCGTGAAGATCCTTCATTGTTAAATGTAAGCCGTCTGGTAATTGCATAATTATTTATTTTTAATAGGTTCGCTTAAATCTTCACTTGGTTTTGGTCTTGGAAGTTTTTCTTTTACTAATTCATTTTTTGAAATGCCTCCAAAGAAATATTTTCCATTTTCTATATCACTTTTTGTAGCTTTACTTACTTCTGCATCCTCAATTTCGCCACCTTGAATTTCTGATTTAGGTTTACTTCCTGTAAAATTAGGTTTTTGTAAATCGTCCCTTTTGGAAGTTGCTAAACTTGGAGCAGCACTTTCCAAACCGCCTTCTTCAATTCCCAAATTAGGTTTAATTTCAGAAAAGCTAGATTTTTCAAGATAACCTACAGAGGTTGCAACGCTAGGATTAGTTTCTTGCCCTTCGTCCTTTTGAATATTTCCATCTGTAGATCCTATTTTTACTTTAGATAGAGTTTTTCCTTCAATTGAACCAGAAGTAGAAGTGCTTAGCGGAATTCCCTTATAGACTAAAGATTGTCCTGTGATCGTAGGATCTCCATCTAAATCTGTTGCTTTTGATCTATCATTAGAAGTTAAAATATTTACTTGGGATTTTAATCCTTCGGGGTTCTCAATAGATTTCCCTATATTAACTTCATTATATATTTGAGAAATAAGATCTGTAGCTTTTGACATATCTTTTATTTCTTCCCATATTCCTTGATCGTTCAAAATTTTATTTGCTGCTCTTACTAAATTCTCTGTTCCATTTGTTGCTTCGGATTTAGCTATCTTTGAAACAAATTCTCTAAAAGAAGTATCTATAAGCTTATTGGAAAGTTCTTGAGAAGGCATCGTAGGGGCTAAGTCCTGAGTCATAGCTTGACGAACAAGGCCAAAAACAACAAAGATATTTTTACTTTGTGCAGCTGCAAGGGCTTCATTAAAGGAAACTCCTAACCCAGGTATTTTAGTCATCTTAGCTTTTCCAACTGCAGTATCTAAAAGATTTTCTGCAAATGCTTTTCCGAATTTGATAGTATTTCCTATCCATGTTGGCGGTTGAATGGCCTGAGATGCGTTGGAAAGATTAGATTCCCCGGATCCACCCGTTTCAACAAAAGGCTGTCCGGATGTATGAGAAGCTTTTTCCCCATAATCCATATCAGGATTTATATATGCTCTTGCTTCAGTATTAGCTGAGATTTTTAAAGGATTATAAGGAATATCCTCTTGCATGATAATAGGAACACTCACCCCTCCTAGATTAACTGGAATAGATTCTCCTTTAAGCATTGAAAATTCTACGCTTCTTTCTAATCCATTGATAATTCGATCTGTATAGTAATAATCAAGAATAGAATTTCTATATTCCTCTGTTATAGTTCCAACTTTAATGTCAAAAGATATTTCGGCCATTTGAGGATCCGTTACATTAAGATCGTTGAATTGAGAATTAAATGATGTAATGTCAAATTCACATCTTTCGCAATGAATAACATAAGTAGGCATTAAATCGTCAATAGCCGTTAAAACCATATTAGGAACTTCAGAACCTGGAAAAGTTTTTGGTTTTTGTTCTGAAGGATTTGTAGTTAATGTAGATTGATGAAATGTTCTGAATTCTGTAATGTAAATATCCATCATAAAATAACGCATCATATCGGGAAGTATCCATCTTTGATAAACATCATCCCATGCAATTTTGCGATAAAGATTTAGGAGATGAATAATTTTCCAATCAAGTCCTTCAAACATCTTAATTGTAACTTTGCCATCTTTAGAAACCCTGATACCTCTTTTTGGATCTATTTTTAATAAGGAGTCAATTCCTGAGATACTTTGGAAATACCATTGATAATTATTTTGAACAACATTCCATTTATCAATAAATTCTAAGAGCATTTTTTCTCTAACGAATTCATTAGCATCCCTTAAGAATTGCCTTGTAGAATAAAAATTTCTTGCATTAATATCATCCTGAGGCTCTGCCCTTTCAAATAATGGATGAGGCATTTTATCATAGTTTGTTAACTCAAGATTCGTATTTGCAGGTCTAAATCCAAGTCTAAAAGTCAAATAGGTTGGTTCATCAAAGGTTTTTGATATTTTTCCGCCAGCAATTACTCCGCTATTCAAGACTGAACCAGGAGTTCTAAAAGACTTAAAGATATTTTCAGCTAAGGTTGGCATTATCTGGTTATTTTTTTATTTATTGTTGTTCAAAGCCTTTTTTATCCTGTATTTTTACTGGATCAACAGGAACAGGAGCAGGCCATTCTCTTCTTGTTAAAATAAATTTTTGGGAGAATAGCGAATAGACTTGCGGAACATCTCTTACCCAGGATAAAGTAAATCCCTTAACATAATACCATCCCGTATAGAAAAATTCCAAAGCTGCATCGGCAACAAAATTTTTATCTATTAAGAGGTTTTCAAAACGATTCTTTTGTATTAAAACAATTGGAACCTTATCCCCTTTAATGATATTTAAGTTAGAACCCTGAACAGATATTTCTACATTTAATTTTTCTAATTCAACTCGGTTCAAAATATTTTGAATCTGTGATCTAACATAATTTCTGTGGTGATTTCCTGTCCATTTACTATTATCTTCATCGGGATTAGAAATTGTATATTGAATTCCTAACCATGGGGAACTATTATAGAGATCTGCATAGTTATAATTAGCTCTTGCGGGTTCATTGGAATGTAAGGAAGCATCCCAAGTAGCTCGCCCTCTCAATAAAATATGGCTGTTTAATTTTTCCTGGTCATAAGCAGGATCAATTTTGAAGGACCAATATTTAGTTTTTTCCGGGTCATCATAAAGAACTTTGTTATGCTCAAAGAAGCAAGCTTGAACATTAGTTCCATATTCAAAAGTAATAGCTGAAGATTTATTAATGGGTTTCCAGTCTGTGATATAAAAACTTGTTGTCCTATATCCTTCGAAGTTTGAAAATACTTTAGGAGCCTCAACAGCTTCATTTGTATTACTTCCCCAATAATATTCTTTCGGAACATTACTTAAAGAAGCAGCTATATCAATTTCATCTTCCGATGAAAGTAATTGTTTTTGAACATTTACAAAATTAAAATTATAATAAATATCGATCCACCAGTCAAAGAAACTATTTTCATCTTTCCATGATCTTGAAGCTATTTCTTCGATGGAAATTTCATAGCTAGTAAAAACAAACCATAATTGCTTATCATCTGTGTTTTCTTCGTTTGTATTAAATCCTAAACCTAATGATTTAGCGATTTCTTTTAGAGCTTCCATCGAAGTCATTCCATTAAAAGCTACAGCTTTTTTATATCCTGAAAGACCTGGTATAAAAAGTTCTCCAAAAAATGTAATTGTAATACCTGATTGAACAGAAGTACTTTTTTTAAGAGGGCTTACCCCCGTAATTACATAATCATTTCGGATAGGATGTAATAAATCAGTTTGATTAGTAATAGCCACAGAAATAATGTCCCCATCTTTAGGCATTTCCTTAGTTAGGAATTTATCATTAGAAAAACTTAAAGTAAGGATAATAGTCGGAAGCCTTTTTGTTGAATCTATTTCAAAATAATCAATCTCTCCCCTAGAAATAAGATAATCATTTATTTTTATAAAAGGAAATTCTACAGAAGTTTTATCTTCTATCTTTTGAGCTTTTCCCCCAGGATTAGTTTCGGGTAAGGACATTTCATCCAATACGATTGTTGGTTTGAAAACATTATAAATCCTATATTTTTCTTTTCCAGCATCGTTTCTACTAGCTTGTTTTGGGGGTTCACTATCCCCGATTGGATTAAATGTATAATCAGCCATTAGACTTTTTTGCTTTTTATAATTGTAGTTAAGAATTCACTTGAACTCATTCCATTCTTTAAACATGCACTTTCTCCAATGCCTTCCCCAAAATAAACCCGGCCATTCCTATGGACTATCTGTTTTGCTCCTTCATCGGCAATATTAGGAGGTAATGCACCCTCTTTAAGATTTCTATCACTAAAAGCAACAGCAGTTTTATCTTGTTTAGGAGCTTTTGTGGGGTCGATATATTTATATGAAAGCCTAATCTTATTCTCCGGAGAATCCGCTCCTTCCCCCTGTTTCTTAACATTATCCTGTGCACTATTTAAATCAGGGATAAGAATAATGTCTCCTGGAGAAATAGTAAAAGCATTGCTAATTCCATTATATTTTAAAATGAACTCTGCATAAATGGTATTATTATAAACTGCTTGAGAAATTAAATCGGGTCTCATGGCATAATCTGCAGGGATCCTATATGCTTGAAAACTAAGATAATTATTAGTTTTAAAGTTGAACATCGTCTGGGTCAAATCCCTAATTGTTGTTCCGTCCTCCTTTGTAAGTAAAGGCTTATTATCTATAGAATTTAAAAACATAATTACTTAAGTGATTTTAATGAAATCCAATCAGCTGCTCTGTAAGCGCTTCTATTTAATACTTTATTTCCTGTAAAATTAAGATCCTGATTAGCTGAAACTGCTGAGAATTTATCCCTATTCCAAACACTAACTGCTCCGGACAAAGTATTTTGTTTAATAGCGGGCTTGCCAAATTTACCTCCTGTTGTTCCGGAATCAGCAATAAATGTTCCCCCGGCAAAAGAAGGCTGGGAACCAGTCATGGATTGATTTCCTGTATATTTGTCAACCCTTGTTTCATAATCAGCACTTCCTGCAAAATTATCCGGAAGATCATAAATCCTACCCATACCACGGTTAAAGATAGATTGAATTGCATCTCTATCTCTAGCCATTCCGTGATCAAGATTAACTGTAATTTTTATCTCTAGGGGGAAATCATCGGGTCCTAATTCTTCTCCTAATTCAAGCTCTATGCTGTCGCAAATTAAATTCCCGATCATAGCGATAGGATTTAGAGGATTTCCAATGGTTACATGCCATTCCCCAACTGGTTCGCCTATTAGAAGAGCCTTTAATCCTGTTAGATAAGGAATTTGTCCCTCTGATTTTTCTGCTGATTTTGCACGAATTATATTTCCCGCAAGACTATCACCAGTAATAAGACTTTTTAAGCTTCCTTTTCCCAAAATAGCATTCCAAACCCCTTTTGCAAGATCAGCCAATTCTCCAGTAGCATCAGTGATTTTATCTGCAAAAGTATCGATTGATGATTGAGCCCATTGTAAAGGCTGACCCCTATACCATTGCTGAATCCCTTTATCCCCACCCATAAATGGATATTGCTGGGGATTTGCCATAAATCTATGCTGCCCACCCCAGAACATTGCTGAAGCAGATCCAATAACTAAAAAGTTCGAAAGTATATCTAATAAAACTGCTTTAGTATTTATACCCCCAATTGGTCGGGCAACATATTCGAATACCAAAGATATTTTATTTTCAAATTTTAATCCGGCTTCCCTTTTTTTAACAGAATCAATTCTGTTGACAGGTCCAATAACCCTGTTTTCGTAGGGACCTCCGCTATATGGATCTGGTGGTAAATTTCCTTTATTCAATATTGCTTGCTGGTCAAAACTTCCCGTAGCAATATTAAGCATCTTAGCAAATTTGGTAAGACCCCCGAAAAGCCCCGCGGGTCCTGCTTCCATATCCGGGTTTGCTTGGGATTGAACTTCAAAGACTTTTGCTTCTACATCCCCCCATTTTAATCCTGCACTCATTTTTAAAATAGTCGAAAGAGAATTTCCTGTTTCTTCCCCAAAATAAGTAACTGCCGTTGCCATTGGGGGAAAAGAAACTTTCTTTCCCCCTCCTTGATCTTGAGTTCCGGGATTTGCGTTTTGCGAATTAGCAGCTTTTTCATCTGAATTATTTCCAGCAGTACCAAAATCTTGTAAACCGTCCATTCCAGGAAACTTAAGGTTATCTACGATAGGAGCAGCATATCTTCGAAGAGTAATCATTCGATTGTTAGGAACTATATTCCAATATTTGCAATAAACAAAATCGCTAAAATGATAAGGTGTTCTTCCATAAGGATCCCCATTACCCCAAGAAATAATAGATGAAGTAGTTGGGTTTAAACTAAAAGCTAAATCTCCATCCGAAGCTTGATCTATTTCATACCATTTTCTTTCGTTTCTTCTATTGATGAGATAATTGCCTCCTTTACTTCCATATAATCTTGTAACAGCATACGTATTTATAAGGGAGGGAATACCCTTAAAGAAATCATCTTTTTTAAGTTGTTCCCTTTTTTCTGCCAAAGCAGACAAAACATCTTTTTGATTTTCAATTTGGGATTCTTGTACTTTTTGATCAGAAATTAAATATCCAGTTGTAGAAACCTGCTGAAATCTTGTATCATAAGGAGTAATTAAACTTGTTTTATTATCTGTTTGATAAAGTCTTTGTAATCTTCTATCAAAAGGCCCTATTGCTGAATCCTCTAAAGGCTTACCATCAAAATCAGTAAGGGGTATTTCGGAAGAAACTTCATCATGAACAGTTTGAGAATATCGTGCTCTTAGACATCCATCTAAAAATTCCTTAGCCCTAGCAAGAGATTCTTTATAAACACGAGCAGCAGCGATAGGATGGATATTGTCCAATTTATCCCCGGGAATATCTCTACTAAAAAAACCGTCTCCAGTTATAAGCTCATTGAAAAGCTTATTAACTTTAACTCGAAAACATTCATTTGTAGTATAGTAATCCGTAAATTCTATAGCATTTTCGATAGCCTTTAAAGCTCTATCAATTAACTGATCGACTTTCGTTTTACTTGCAACTGCTTCTGCCATACTGTATTTTATTTTATATATTCGAGAAACTAAAAAGTCTAACCTTGCGGGTTAGACTTTCCAATTTAATTTATCCTGAATAGGCTTACACTCGATAAGCCTAATCTTTTTGACAGAAGGGAAGAAGATTATTTCTCTAAAAAGATCGTAATATTGTTCTAGTTTTGGTACATTATAGTCATCTAGTAAAACTAAATCTGAAATCCTATCGCAGGTCTCTAATTCATTAAAAAGATTTTCAATTATATCCCTGCTAAGGTTTGGATTAGAATAAATAATCCCACGAATTCTTTTGGACTTTACATAATTTTCAATCAATCCCGTTATTTTTTGATTGACTATAAAAGCTGCATATTCATCTATCGTAGAATAAGTATATCCTAAGTCAGACAGGATTTCCGGAACACTTACAACTGAATAAAGTTTTAAGTTTAGAAAAGCCCGCTTTAATTTTGGTAAACCTTCGACAGTAATATAAAATTTCATTCCTATGCCTTTTTGCCAAATTCTTCCTTAGCTTTTTCATTGGCACTATAATAGTCCAGACCATCCTTAAGCATTAATTCCATTGCTCTATCTGAAATTTTTTTATTAATGATCGATTCTTCATGAGCATTGTTTTTAATCCTTATTTCTTCTTTTAATTGTTCCTCTTTTTTTCTGCCTTCAATGATATTCTGTCTCATCATTTCGAATTTTTCATTTCTCGGCAAAGATTTTTTGTACTTAGTAAGTCCTAGCCTTTTTTCCATGGCCTTTCTTTCTCGTCTGTTCATATTACTTTTTTTTGCTTAAGGATTTGACATAAAACACATTAAATAATCTAAAGTATGCGGCTAAGAAAAGGATTTCATCAGTTCGAATAACTGTTGAAGCATCCATTAACTTAAATTTTTTCTCTTTGATGCCTTGTTGAGCTTCCTCCTGGATCTTTAATCCTGTAACATCAACGGCATAAACTTTAATGGGGGAGTCTGACGTTAAATTACTATAAAGAGCTCCTAAAAACATCCAGTCTTTTGCAGCTTTAATATTGATTTTAGTAACTTCATAGAAAATTCTATTTGCAGCTACCAGATCGGTACTATCATCTGTTGAAATATATCCATTAAGAAGGGTCCAAACTTCTTCATCTTCAATATAATTCCAGTCTTCAATAATACCTATTTTTTCCAGAAGGCCATCTGAAGAAATCGTGTAAGGCAAAACTGCAACTTTGTCTTTTTTATCCACAAGGTAATAATGCCCATCAATCTCGATGACATCTTCATATTCGCCTTGTATTATTTTCTTCTTCTTAATTTCTTCCATTGATTAAAATTATTTTTCTTCTTCCCCGATAATATCACCTTGAGCTTCCGGGCTTCCAACAACCGGAGCTTCTACTTCATAAGGAAGTTCATTTTTAGGAATCAAGGGTTCATAAGCTTGAAGTAGAGCCTGTTTTAGGCTTTCCTTAATAACTTGATTATCCAGGTTTTGAATTATATATTCAATAACTTTCGGACCCCCATTTTCAAAGCTTTCTTTTACAACGTTGTAAAGTGATTGGGTAGGCAAACTGATAATCATCGACATTTTTACAGGGGTATCGAATTTTTTTGCCTTTTCACACATCAGCCATACAGGATCCCCTGAATTACTTGGCTGCGATGTGCCTGGTGCTTGCTGCTGAGTTTTCATATCATTATTAGATGTAGCATTAGCTGGAGTGGCAGGTGTGTTAAACGTGTTTATTTGACCAAATTTTGATGCGGTCTTTCTCGGAGGGTGAGGAATAATTTTCTTTTTTCCTTCTATGAATGGTTGAACACAATGAAGAACTCCATCACCACCCATTTCCCATTTTTCTTCTTCCCTCCCGACCCATGTAGTTTCAATAACCCATACATTCGAAGGACTATCTACTTCGGCCATTAATTGACTTTGATAATCTTGACTATTTAGAGGAAGAATAAGTTGTTCATTACATCTTGATCCATCTTTAAAGCAGACGAAAACCATTCCGTCTTCTTCTTCGATATGATCAAAAATAACTACTTCCCCATTTCTAGGTCCTGCAAGAAATTGGAAGTATCTAACTGGCTGTTCCATTTTTATTTTAGTTTAATTTTTTCAATTTTTACTTCTTTCACCTTCACCTCATAGGATTCGGGAATGGAATCGAGCTCAGATTTCAAAGGCTTTTCTTTTTTTCGAAAATGATCTAAAATTTTTTTCCACCATTGAATTCTTTGTTCCATTTTTTTAATCCATTACTAATGTTCATCCTTCGAGTTTCGGGATATTTCATACCGGTTAAAGTATTTTTTATTTTTTCTTTAGTTTTTTCAGATCGGGCACCCGTTTTTTTATTTTTATTCCAGGGAATAATCCCTTCCATAGCCTTAGAAATTTTTTCTCTACTTTCTATTGACATCTTTCCCCCATATTTAGTTCCTCCTGTAGGACTTATGTTATATCCTATTTCTCTTAAGAATGATTTGAATAACTTGATGTAAAATCCTTCCCAGTAATGAGCTTCTAAATGATTTTCAAATTCGCCTAATATGGATTTATTAAAATTTTCTTTTCCATATTTTTTGATAGCCTTTATAAGTAATTTACCACTTCCCAAATAAGCATCTAATGGGTTTTCGGAAACATGAGTTCCTATATAAAATCTATTATTAATCTTATTAGTAGTTATATAAACATTGTACATCATTCTGAAATAAATCTCCTAAAATCTTCTTGATATTCTTTCATCCATGGAGTATAAAACTTTTCATTTTTCCATTCAAGATATTCTAATCTGAATCCTTCTAGAGCTTCATTAAAATGTTTTTCATAATCCCCCGAGCTTAAAAAGTTCATTCTTAAAACAGGAATAACAAAAGTGTGTTTTGTTCCTTTAACCCTCCAAAAATATGAGGGAGTTGATACTTGTACCCCCATGCCATATTCCACAAAAAGAGGTTCAACCCATCCCTTGGGATGTACCTCCATTTCGCGGACCATTTGTAAATTATCAAAGTCGTATTCGTAAGGCATTATCCTACTTGTTTATCAGATTCCTCCGATGAACCCTCAACTGATGTTGTTCCCTTTCCTGACATAATTGCTCCACTAATCTTTCTAACTCCTAATAATGCTGCTGATAGTAATCCTAATTGAAGAATTTTTTCAAAAACTTCTAAAACATCTGGTTTTCCTAACCACCATCCCACCATTGCAGCTGCAAAAGAAGCGGATGTGAGAATTCCAGTAATTACGCCAACAAATCCGGAGCCAGAGGTTTTTCCGTTGGAATTATTGAAGGTTTCGCTAAATCTAAACTTAGATTTGTTAAATCCCATAGCCATATCTCTAATTTTAGTTGGTTATCATTATATTTATCCAACTAAAATTAGAGGGCCCTAAATTCCTGAATTAACGGAGAATATCAACAATCTTTGTAAGAACGATCGAAGAGATTTCTGAATCTTCGGTACTTCCTTTTAGATGCTGAGCAATTTTTGCCTCCACATCTGTTGGGCTGATAGCTTCAACAATGTATTCTTCTCTTCTCTTTTTAATTTTTCCTTTCACTTCAAACTCTATTTGAAGGGTGGCCTTGTAGTACGAATTTTCACTCATAATATTTTTGATTTTAGTTTTTTATAGAACTTATATTTATGAAAAGTATAAAAGTTTCGAATATATAGAAAAAGAGCATTCATGAATCTTAAAAGACCCCATAAATTTTACTTTGTTTATTTAACCAAAAACCTTGTTAATAGTAAATCATACATTGGATGCCATGCAACCAATGATTTGAATGATAATTATAAAGGGAGCGGGATAGCATTAAAACGAGCTATGAAAAAATACGGGGAAGAAAATTTTATTACAGGAATCATTGAATTTTGTTCTGCCGATAACCTATTTGAAAAAGAGATAGAATGGATAGAGAAATATAAAACATTTAAAACCGGATATAATTTAACTAAAGGAGGGGAAAGCAAATTAGGTAGTATATGTTCAGAGGATACAAAAGAAAAAATGAGAAATTCCTTAATAGGTAAACCTTCCGGATTTAAAGGACAAAAAATGTCAGAAGAGCACAAAGAAAAAATTAGACAAAAGAAACTAGGCAAATCCACTGGGATAGGTCACGTTGTTTCGGAAAAAACTCGAAAAAAGATAGGAAATTCTAATTCTATCTCCCTAATAGGAAACAAAAATGCAAAGAAAAAAATTCTTTGCATTTAAAATTAATCTTCAGCTGGTCCTTTACCCGATTATTTTAGCACAGGCGATTTCCAATCAGTTTCCATTCTTTTTTTTCGGAGAATAATCTTCTACCATTTCGTCGGTAATTTGAGAACCAATAAATGGAGCTTTTGCTTTTACCTCATCGGGTAAAACATTCTGTGAATCAAAAACGCTGGGAACCTTACCGCATTTAGTACAAACAAACACAGGCATCGGGAGTAATTGCTCTTGACCAGACGGAGAGATTAAAGGAGAAAGAACTTTGAAAAATAATTCTTCCTTGAAAAGAACCCCTCCACATTCACATGTAATGGTTTTTGAATTTTTAATAATTTCCGGAGTAATCTTTATGTTGCTCTGCATTCCGTTTGCAAATTGAGCAGCCCTTTTTTCGTTATCCATTTTAATTTATTTTATGTTCTTTTTCTTTACAAACACTTTGAAAAGTTCCTAACGGACCTGAAATTTCAAGATATGAAACATAGTATTTAGAAGGATCCATATCAAATTTCTGAGCTATTCCATTAGCTTGAATTTTAATATAATATCCTTTTGTAATAAACATATTCCACCTAGCATTTAGGATCTCCTCTCTTGAAACTCTATTAGCATCCTTGAGGAAATAAGTTTTAAGTCTTTCCTCAAAAATATTACTCTTAACTAAGAGAGCTCCAGAAATCCCATCTATAGTAAAGATATAAAATTCAGAGAGCTTTCTTATATCTGTGATTTTTACATCCTTGTGTGTCCAATCTTTTGC